CATATATAAATATATATTGCATATATAAATATATATTAAATATATAAATATATAATAATAATATATATGTAAAATTTAATATACTATTTTGATATAATTTGCAATAGCCAAGAATCATATTTTTTAAATTATTTTAATTTATATATAGATAGGCATTATTTTAAGCTATTTTGTAAAAAAATAGGGTACCCCCTTGTGAAAATTTAGTATTTTAGTGTGCAAAACTCAATGCAGGGCGTGTGACCGGCCATACTATATTAGGGGTAGTAGTGGGTAGGTGGGGTAAACATATCAACTAGAAATAAAAAAGGTGGGATCATATCTAGCTGTAAATTAAATGCAGATCGTAACTAGCTGTAAAACTTTATGTAATGTTTTACTTGGAGATAATACTATTTAATTTCGTAAGTAGATCTGTTTCTATTTCGTTAGCTGTTCTATCTCTTTTGTCATCCACCTTTAGAACGTCAGTAAATAATCCATGATGTTTACCTAGTAATTCTAAACCTTTTAATCTGACTGCATCAGTTACGTTTATATCGTCTGCCATCTTCTCAATCTTCTCTAATATAACATCAGTTCGTTTGACCTCGTTCATGCGATGTAATGACATTTTCTGCTCTAATAAGTGATCAATAAATATCCTAATGTTATCCTTTGCCCTTAATCTACTTGCTAACATTCTAAGAGTGTTTGGTTTGATATCTTTACTAACATTATAATTGTTACGATATGCCTCTATCAAACTAAGACCTTTCTCGCCATTCTTTCCCACTACATCAAAACAGAAACCTCTCATTTGTTCTGTCAGATCTCCACCAATAACTTTAGATTTTTTACTCTTGTTATTCCGGCTGTCGTTATCACTTACTAATTTTAAATTAGGTTTATCTTTATTTTTATCTGTCATTTTTAATCCTCAAAAGTTTATGTAAAGTTTTCATATAGTTTTAATAATACCTGCATAATTACCAATAGTAACATTTTAATATCTTTATTTGTAGTTTTTGAAAATAATTAAATTTATTTCCAAGAAAATATGGTTGCCAATCTTACTACATATGTAAGGAAAAAATAACCAACTTTGGAGTGCTTAATGCAAAAACAAAAAAAAGTTAAAAACCAAAACAATATAGAACTAGCAAATAACAGACTTTATCTTGACGCTAACATTAATATTAATTTCAGAATAAATGCTGATCGTTTGAGATTTGTTATCACTCAAGAAATATGTGAAGAAAAGGATATTAATCAATTAATGGAAAATCTTAAATGGAAAGCTAATTGTGCCATTGAAGACTACCTAGAAAATAATATGCCATTAGTCCTAGATCTATATCCGGACTTTCACATGTTTAAATCTGATACATCCATAAAAGACATATGCGATTAATAGCGATTTAAGAGGCATACAGCATATGTTAACACCTTTGGGTATAATTAGTCGTTTAATTAAGTTTCAGCGTTTTTGTTGTCCACCTTGAGTTACAGCTATTAATAGTAAATAATAGTAAATAATAGTAAATAATATCAACTTAGGCTTTGACAGCTATGCTCCTATCTGATACAGAATAGGAGGATGTTTTTTTAAAATATCCACTAAGACACAGCCCCTATTTGGCAACTTGTTTGAACTGTAGAACAAACATCCCTTTCTGACCTACATGGGAAACTAGGCATTAAGGAAAGCAACTGAAAGAATGTAGGTTGTGAGTACCTAGAAAGGCAAGAGTGATACAGCCCCCACAATTCAGTCTGATGAGGACAGCGATATGGGCTAGTAGCTTTAAACAAGTTTCCCAATAGAGGTTGTGTTCAGAAAAAATCATATCTCAAACGTATTAATAAATAATCAACTAATGGAGTATCATATGAATAAATATGAACAAATTATTAAGAACTTAGAGCAAACCTTTGATGAGTTCGACAGAGAATACATATCAAGAAAAATTGAAGATTATGAATTCAAATACGAGGCTATTAAAAAGTGGTGGCAACAGCCTACTAAAATAAATGGTCGTGTTGATTGGTATCATCTTCACAAAGTTGGTGGTGGCAAATCAATGGCTGAAAGATTGTATGGCATCAGCTTTAAGATGGTCAAAGAATTTGCTGTCAAAGATGCAGAGGCTGTCATCAAAGCTAGAAATAAGAAGATGGCTTTGAAACTGCAAAGTTTTGGCATCAATGAAATCTACAATACAAACCTCGTAATGAACTCTGATGGATTTCATGGTTACTACAATGTCAGAACTGACAAAGGTAATAAGACAATAACAATTAGCACAATCTTATGTGGTGGCTACAATATCCAAGCATTGCACTACAGAACATTGGTTAAAATATCTAAATAGCCTAGCTGATGAGACCTAATGAGGTCGAAACATTGAGCAGTAGTTACTGCTCTTTGTACTAGGATAAAACAAACCAACCGGAGTACTATATGCCTAACAAAATCATAAATTTATCATATGACAAATATAATTATTCTAAAAAAGAAATAACTGTACACACAAATACAGTTAAGAAAATGGTTCGTAAATGTATGAACCACCTAAAGAAAAAAGAATACGAATTAAACATTACATCTAAGGATGTTGATAGAGCAGTAGCTGTTACTAAAGTTGTTAATTCTAGTAGATCCGGATCTACTAAAGCCGGTGCTAATATAATTTTAATTAATCTTAGTTATTGGCAACATCTAGATGAAGAACACTTTCACACAGAATACTCAAGCTACAACAATGATCCACAAATAGGGGGCAGAAAATGTCTCAAATTAGATCATGCTTATTTAATGAGTGTTAGCCATGAGGTTAGCCATCATGTTCAATTTGCAAGAGCCAAGTATGTGAATAGATTTAAGACCACTTATAGAAAGCCACATGGAGATTGTTTTAAGGCAATCTATAGGTATTTAAGAAGAGACCTAGTTAATCCTATCATCGACAAGGACATACTAGACAACGACAACCAACTTAAACCATCTGTAAACAAGGAGACTATAATGCAGAAAAACAAAGTAATAATATCTAATGATATAAAGAAACAAATGGCATCCCAAGAGGCACAGCACACGTTGCTAAAGGGATCTAACAAAGCACAGTCTGAGGCTATGAGTGCCATAAGAGTTGATCAGTATGCAGAGGGAGTTTTAATAGTCCATGCATTACCTAGAACTGAGACCGGTAATCTTTTAGAAGATCATTCAAACGAGATCCTCACGATACTTGAGACAGAGATCAACATGTCAAAAACTCAAGCTGATTTGTTTAAGAGAAATTGCACACTCTTTTCAAATAAGCATAAAGATGAACTGCCATCTAGCAATTTAACAAAAACTTTCGTGTTAGATTTGTTCGAGACATTGAACCTTAAATCTCAAGCTAAGATCATTGCTCACAATAAAGGCGAGGATGTTAAGACACCTTTAGATACAATCATCGATAAGTTGGTAGGTCTAAAGACTAAGACCGGTAAGCAAAGGGATGGTCTTATCATGACACAATCTGAACTTGATGATTTTAAGGTTAGATTAATCAATAGGTTTGAGATTGCAGACAAAGGCAGAAAGGCAATCGATGAGGCAGAGGAAGAGCAATCAGTAGTTGATGATGTTACTGAGGCTTTACTTGCTTAATCTAATACACAAATTGACACAGATCTATATGGTCTGTGTCTGCTTGTTTATTGGAAATACTATCATCCATATAAGCAGAAACCTAAACAACCAAAGGAGACTATATGTCACAAGAAAAAAAACTAATAGAACGTACATCTAAATTAGTAGATCAGTACAACAAAGTAAAAGATCTAAGATGGGAACTGCATCAAAATAGTTCTCTGCTATTAGAGGCAAATTTAAAGCATGAGCAAGCTGAAAAAAAGTTTGATCAAGCTATCGAGAAATTTATGCTTGTACACCTAGAAGATTATACTAATGACCAAGTAATTAAAAAGGTCATTCAATATCTTGGTGCAGAGCATGAAGAACAAGCTAAGAAAATACTAAATAAATTTAAACAACAAGTGGAGTTATAATGAGTAAACATAATCAAATAGTTGACCACTTTAAAGGTCGCATCGTTAGTGGAATATTCACAAAACTTGATGGAACAAAAAGAAAGTTTTGGGGAGTTCTTAAACACGAGGATCGAGATCTTGGGAAAGATCTTGTTACTGTCTATGATTTCAGAATAAAGGAATATCGTAGATTTAGATTGGACAATGGCACTTTAAGATTAAAAAGTGGCAATGTCTTTTATAAATATAACCATGCAAATGGTATAACTTTCAAAACAAGGAGTGCATAATAATGCGTATTACAGACATAAGAAATGCTATTCAAGGCATGATGATCCATAACTTTAAAACTGTTAAAGGTGGTCGTAAAGATCAGCTTGTTATCCCTTATGTTGAGGGTGGTGTTGGTCAAGGTAAAACTACTGTGGTCAATTCATTAACTACTGACGAACTTATCCTTAAACATTGTAGAGAAATATTTGACTACAAGGAAGATAAGCTAGGCTTTATTAACTTTGGTTTACCACAGTTTGATCCATCAGAAATTGCCGGTTGGCTTGTGCCATCCAAAGATGGGGAAAGCATGAACAGATTAAGACCTAATTTTATGCCTACTGAGGGATGTGGAATTATCTTTGTTGATGAGGTTGCCCAAGCTACATTAATGGCTCACAACATCTTTGGTCAGCTAGTCGATGAACGTAGATTAGGAGATCATTATCTACCGGATGGATGGATGATTGTTGGAGCCGGAAATAGGCTGTCAGATCGTGCCGGATCTAATAAGCTACCATCACAGCTTAGAGATAGATTTACATATCTTAGCCTAGAAATTAACCTAGATGATCTACTGCATTACTATGCATCTAACAATGTGGATCACAGATTAAGTTCATGGCTAAAGTTTGATGATCAGCATCTTTATAACTTTGATGTGTCAGCTAATAGCAACTGTACACCTAGATCAGTTGAAAGAGCCGGTGTTCTTTTAGGTCTAGGTTTTGACAGCACTACTTTAAGAGGTGTTCTTGAGGGGCAAATTGGAGAGACAGCATCTGCTAGTTTGATTGCTCATATAAAGCTACATGACAAACTGCCGGACTTTGACAAGATTGTTAATGATCCGGATGGTACAGAAATACCGGAAGATCGTGGTGTTCTTTATGCCTTATGTGGTTCATTAGCTTTCAAGATGAACATGACCAACTGTGCAAGTATTCTTAAATACATTCAGAGAATACCGGAGCAAGAGTTCATGGCTTTCATGCTTAAAGATGCTGTAACAAGAAACAAAACTCTTGTCACCAACCAAGCTATGAAACAAGTTCTAGGATCTAAAGGTAATCTTAAAGATCTATTACTTTAAACTTATACTCTAGGATAAGGTGCAGTATTTGTGCTTTATCCTAGACAAAAACTTTACGTAAACTTTTTTTGGAGACTTTAATGCAAAATTTAAAATTAGAAGACAAGTTCTCAAAGGTTAGAATTCAATTACTATGGGATAAAGATGACAAAGGTCATGCCTTTTATGGGATCGTTCTTGTTAAGATGAAGATCATAGAAAAGAATGAGATCCCCACCTTTGCAACTGATGGCAAAGATATTTTCTTTAATAGAGAATATGCTGACAGCTTATCCTTTGAGCAGTTAAAAGGTGTTATTGTACATGAGGTAAAACATCGTGGACTAAAACATCATATCAGACAGCAACAAAGGGATGCTGAGATTTGGAATATAGCTTGTGATCTTTCTATCAATCCAATAATAAAAAACTCCGGTTTAACTTTGCCGGATGGTGGTTTGTTTGATCCTCAGTTTATAGGTTGGAGTAGTGAAAAGATTTACAATACCATTGCCCCACAGATCCAAGCTAAGAAAAAACAGCAACAGCAACAAGGTCAAAATGGAGATGGACAGCCATCAAATGATGGAGATCCTACTTGGTTACAGCCTCAATCATGGGGCAATATCGAGGGCAATGTTACTGATGGCATGTCTCCGGCTGAACTAAAAGCTGAAGAGGCTGACGTAAATGAAGAGATCTTCCAAGCTGTAAGACAAGCTAAAGAAAGAGGCACTATTCCGGCAGAGGTCAAACAAATGGTCGAGGTCATGAAAAGAGCAGAGATTAATTGGCAAGACATTGTTGAAAGACATGTCGAGGGCGATAATCCTCACGACTTTTCATATAGGAAGATGCACAGAAAGTTTTACTACAGCCATAACATAGTTGCCCCTACCATAGAAAACTATGGTGTTGGTCACATTGTTGTTGGAGTGGATAGTTCCGGATCTGTATCAGATAAAGAATTACAGTATTTTCTAGGTGGTTTAAATGCTTTGTCATTAGAACTTAAACCTAAGTCTGTAACTGTGATCACTTGCGACAGCAAAGTACAAAACGTCTACAAGCATGAGCAAGGAGATGAGATTACCAAGATCAGATGTAATGGGCGAGGTGGCACATGTGTCATGCCGGTGTTTGATTACATAAAAGAAAATGATCTAGAGGTAGACAGTTTTATTTATTTTACTGACATGGGGATCTTCGACTTTCCAAAAGAAGAAATGCCTTATCCGGTATTATGGGTAAGCACAGACCTAAATGCTGACAAAGCACCTATTGGTCAAACAACGTATCTAAAAGTGGCTTAATGCTACTTTTGGATAAAAACAAGGCTCTAGGATCGTCACACAGAGGCGAAACAATATGTCTGTGTGTGATTGTACCTAGTAATTTCAATCAAACTACTATCATTGAATAAGGAGACAATAATGATATTTTTAAAAAAAGGATCAAGTCCTAACAAACAATCTGATCAATTTGTAGATCATAAAGTATTAGAAAGTTATTTAAACTTTTTAGCTGTTGGCTATAAATCATTTGGCTTAACAGAAATGCAAAAGGTCAAATTATTATCCAAAAAATCTATAGCTAGTATGTCTCAAGAAGAAAAAGAAGATTTGAGAATTTTTACTAGTCACAGAAAGCATTATGTAAATCATGGTTTAGACAGCATTTATAATTGTGGATCAGCTATTAGAGAATTACGAAAAGAACGTAAATTTAAGAGTGCCATTTATTCTAATAAATATGATGGTAAAAAAGTATTCAGAAAAGAAAGGGAATACTCTCAAGGTTTCTTTAATGGTCAGACTATTAATTCAAAGTATTCTTACATAACTAAAATGTTTGCCCAAAAATGGTGGGATGAGCATCAATCTAGAACAAATGTAAAAATACAATGTAATGCATTGGCTAGAGAAATAACTGTAGTTCCATCTGAGATTAAGAGATCTGACAGTTATTCATATTATAATTGTCATAATGATATAAACATTTCGCCATCTTGGTTTAGGAATGTTTACATGAAAGGTTTGGCTACAACTACTTACAAAAGCAAAACAGCTTTTGTTGCTAATGCAAAACCTTTTCCAATAGATAGAATTAAATCTAGTGGCTTAGATGTTTATAAGATTGATCTTATTACTTGTCATGATGGAGTTATAAATTTAGAGAAAGATCTTTGGTATTTGGTTTATGAAAGCAAACCTTTCGAGATCCAAGAGGTTCACAACGATTGGGGGGGCAATGTTCCTAATCGTGGTAATGACAGCGACAGAGAAAATTTTAAAAACAATTTACTCTACAATCCGGCTGTGACTATCAACTGTGCCTCTGACAATTTTAGACGAGCAGAAAACGTCATGAATGGCAGAGTTCAGAAAAACTTACTTAATGCTATGGGAGTTTAATATGCTGAATGAAAACTTTAATGTTGAGAAAATGTTTGGTCTAGATGCTTACGAGAACAAATATGGAGTTACACCTCAAGAGCAAACTGACGAAATATTATTTCATCAATTAGATGAGGTAGGTGCATTTATAAATAGAAATGCACCTAACATTTCTGACACTAACTACTTAATATTTTTTAAAATATTCCAAGAACTTAATGAAAGGGAGAAATTTAATGGAAAATAATGAAATAATAAAAGCTAAAAAAATAGCTAAACTACAAGGACAACTTAAAGCATTAAGAAAGATCGAATTAGAAATAAATAAAAATATAGTTGATGTTTTTAATGAACTTGAAAAATATGGACAAGAGATGCATCCGGAAAACTTTCCGGAGACATTAGTAACACAAAAAATTAAGGTATGGCTAAGAGGAGAAATATCTGATGTTCATTCAAATCCAAATGATGATGATGTGGACAGCAGAGAACTAGGTATTCTTGATGGCAGATACGAATGTGCTAGAGCCTTAATTACTCAAATAAAAAAATGGGAGAATGAAATATGATTGTAGAATGGTGGGAATTACCTTTTGATTGGGAGAATGATTATGAGTAGAATTGATGCCTTTTTATTATTTCTTTTAGGAGTAGCTGTTATATTTATGGCTATTGTTACATTGGCAGATCCTAATGGATATTACATGCAAACTGTAGGAAGAATTTTGTTTACTCTAGGAATAGGATCTATAGGATTAACTATGATCTTGATTGGAGTTGCAAAAATGATTTTTAACAGAACAGAATAGGGGGAAGAGATACTCCTTTCCGGTGGGTAAAAGTGGATGCCTTGTTGTTTGCATTATCAACAGCCTCAAAGCTATACATCCCTAAATAGTTTGTTCCCCCAATAATAATTGAAACAGCTATCATGGGCAAAACTTAAATCTCTTTTAAATTATGGTAGGTTAATGTATGGAAAGCCACATAAAAGGCTCTTAGAGCCTCGTACAGAGGGGGAAAAGTTCTCCTCTGTACGAATACTAACAATCAAATTAACTCCTCTATATCAAGAGTATACACTTATAAAAAAAATCCAAAAAGAAAGCCAAGTTATCCACAGGCGAAAACCATATAGTAAAACTTTTCTCGATAATTACATTATAAAGTAAAACGGATTTAAATAGTTATTTTAATCCGGAACTAACCACAGAGTAAAACTTTACGTAAACTTTTTAAAAAAAAGAACCGGATGAGGAAACATCCGGCTCTAAATGTGTAGCATTACAAGAGAAATTATTAACATCTCTTAATGAATTACTAATCCCCTCCTAACAAATAGTCAACTATTTCCCCAAAATTTATAAAACTTTTCTATATTTTTACTAATAAAATCAAAATTTCCGGATAACTCTATCCAATTAATTTCCCATTTCGTGAAATCTTTATCGTGCATAATTTTTATTAAAATTTCATATGCTGTTTTATTACCAGTACGTTTAACGTAATTCAAACAACTCACAACTTTTGATCTTAAAACAGCTTGTCTATCCCCATTTTGATCGTATGTAGCTGTAATTCTAGGATTGTAGTTTGTGGCTTTTACACCAATCATACCGGCTTTGTTAAACTCAGAGAAAAGAACATCAACAGATTTATATTGGTCTAACGATATACTATCATTCATGAGTAGCCGGTCTAAACATGTTTGGTCTACAACTCTAACTCTAACCTTGTTGGTGTTGCCTATAAACTCTGCTTTAAGAGTATTCCCACCACCAGAGGGTTCTAGGTCATAGTCTTTTTTTTTAGTTTTTTTAAAACTTGATTTCGTCATACTCTTCTTTTTCGTGCCAACTTTTGACTACTTTTTTTGGTTTAAACATGTCTAATGGAGATGACAAATTTTCGTACCTAGATGTAAGTTTGTCAAACTCTAACTCGCACTCTCCAATAGATCCTACCCATGAGAACCTACATTTCCAAACTAATATCTGACTAACATTTGATCCACTAGCATTAGGTCTGTGAACTGTAAGACCTACATCAGATTTACTAAAGAAACTAGCTGATCCGGCAATGTCATAACCTTTTGGTGGTGGTACTGTTCCATCTTCTTTTCTAAACATTTTTTGAGGATGGGCAACAAACCAAATATGTATGCCATGTGCTTGAGCAAATACTCTTAGCTTTGTAAGCATGTCAGAAATCCAATCTGTCTCGTTTGAAGACATATCTTTTGCTATGTAATTATAAGGATCTATAACACAGCCTCTTATCCCGTATCTATAAACAGCAGTCTTCATTCTTTCCAAGATGCTATCTAACGTAGATAGCGATCCATCAGCTTGATATAAAAAACAAAAGTTTTCTGAAACAAACTTCTTGCCTTTTTCTAATTCAAGATTACTCATCCTTTCTGAACTACCCTCAAAGAATGGCTTTCCAATATATTTACTTATTAGCTTTGCAATGTGTATTCGTGGCTCGTTCTCAAATGAACATATACCAAATTTCCAACCTTTAGCTTTTGATATGTTCAGCATTATTTGATCAACAAATTCAGATTTACCGGATGATGGATGACCGGTTACTATTGTTAACTGCCCCTCTACAACTGTGTATAATGGATCTACAGCTTTATATCCGGTGCTTACCCCACTACCAATACCATCTTTGTAAATATCATCCACTTGATCATAAAAATGTTCTGCATCGTAAAGACCGGAAACCGGATAAGGAATAGGATTATCTACTATTTCTTTTAATTTATCTTTTCCATGCCTCATTAGAATTTCATTGGCATCTTTGCAGTCATTAGGATAAATAAATTTATAACATTTATCTTTCCCCACTCTTCTAGCTATCTCTTCTTCCATAGCTTGACCGGCTAAATCGTTGTCCATAGCCACAATAATTCTTTTGCATTTATCTAATTTTTCTTTTGAGTTCCAAATAAATTTAAATTTATTGTCCTCGTGTGGATCTATTTTGCCATCAACAACTTTCATAACAGCACCATGAGGTATGGAAACTACATTATTAAATCCTATCTCCATAAAAGAAAGACAATCCATCTCTCCCTCGCAAATTATGATATCCTCAGAGTTTTCTATGTTGTCAATATTATAAAATTTTAATGCCTTGCCATAACTAGAAAAGCCTTTCTCCGGAAATGATCTGACCTTTGCAAAAGGAAACAATCCCTTTTCATTTTTGTATGGGAAAACTAAACAAGGTAATTCTTTTTGTGCTGTGCTTATATATTTTTTTGTGAACTTTACTCCGGCTTTTTCTGCTGTCTGTTTAGAAATGCCTCTGCTTTCCAAATATTGCAAACTGCCATTTTCCTCTGCAAGAACATCCCATTTTTCTGTTTCGTAACTAGACAAAGGATTTGACTGTTCTTGCATGATATCCCCCTTTACAATCTTTAATCTGCTATCATTAAATTTGATGCCTCCATCTTCTCCACAATGCCAACAATTATAAAATATTGCATCAGAATCAACCTTTAAAGACAATGTTTTTTGATTTTTTTTCTTCCTAGTGTGGGAGCAGAAAGGGCAATTCGCCTTGTGCTGACCACTACCAAGTCTCAAGGCTACATCCTTGATCGAGTGTTTAATTTCCATAATTTTCTCCTTACTACACAATTACTAATTATTCCAAAAATAATTATTCGTCAATAAGAAATGAAATTTACATTTATAATTTTATTATATATTTATAATTTTAATATATATTTATAATATTAATATATATTTATATATATAATATATATTTATATATGGAAAATTACATGCTCAAAGATCTAGCTTGAATAACTTTCTTTAATCTCTCCCCTAAATATCTAGCTACTAAAGGCTTACTAGTTAATATTTCTTTTATTTTAACAGATAAGTTTTCTGAATTTAATGTTGCTAAATCACAAACAGCAACAAAATCTTCAGTTAAAATCCATTTGCCAACTGATAATTTTTCTTTGTCAGTACCAAGATATGAATCAGAAATCGCTTGGCAAATCACATGTTTCCAAAGGCGAGACTCTGATGTGAGTTCGTGGTGTGTCTCTGTCCAACCCCCAATAAATGATTTTTCTTTTGACTTGTCTGTCATTAACATAAACTTTTCCTTGCATACAATCCAAGATCACACTCTCGTCAAGATCCGGTCTTCTAGATGCATAGTATATAATTAACTCTACTTTTACGTCATTTTCAATAAGATTTTCTAAGGTGGGGCATTGTTTTGCAAAATCTTTCTCATAATCTCTCGCTTTTTGAGATTTTATAACACCCATTCTTTTGCCAAAATTAACTATTTTTCTAGAGTTTGCCTTAGATGCCGGTTCTCCATAAATAATAAATTTAAAACTTTCTTTTATTTCTGTTGACATTATTTTACCTATATATATATATTTATACGTGCATTACAGGAGATTGACATGAAGATTACCAATAATTTTGGTATGCCACAACCATTTGTGGACTTTGCCATAAACGACAAATACAGTAAAGGCAAAGCTGATATATCGATAACATCATTAATTGATAGTCCTAGAGTTAGGATTATGAAAAATGTTTATGACAATGACATTGAAGTTGATGCTGTTGATATGGTTTGGGCATTATTTGGTACTGCTGTACATTCAGTTTTGGAACAATCAAATTCATCCAAGAACATCATAAATGAAGAGAGATTATATGCTAGTCATAATGGTTGGATTATATCCGGTGCATTAGATAGGCAAGAAATTAAAAATAACACAGCATCCATCATAGATTATAAAGTTACATCTGTTTGGTCTGTTATCTATGGTAAGCCGGAGTGGGAAAAACAACTTAATTGTTACAGTTGGCTTTTTAAAAAAAATAATACTCATAACCAAATAAAGGTAGGATCTTTAAAAATATGTGCAATATTAAGAGATTGGAACAGAAGAGATGCTGAGAGAAAAGAAAATTATCCACAAGCACCTATAGTCTTTGTGGACATTCCTATTTGGGATGATAATTCCATTGATAAATATATCTCTGACAGAGTTTCCTTACATCAAGAGGCTCAAGTTAATTATGATTTAAATGCAGACTTGCCTTTATGCTCTGATCAAGAAATGTGGAAAAAGAATGATACTTGGGCAGTAAAGAAAAAAGGTCAAAAGAGAGCATTGAGAGTTTTAGATAGTGAAGAAGAAGCTATTAAATACGTAGAATGGCATGACAAAACCGACCAAGCCTACATAAAAAAATCAGATTTAGAAACAGAACATCGAAGTGGAGAGTACACTCGTTGTGGCAACTATTGTTCAGTTGCTGAATTTTGTAATCAATATAAAGAGAGGATAAAATGAAAGAACAAAAAGCAAAGCCTAAAAAGGTTATAAGAAAAGTTAAGAAAAGTGGTGTTGTTAAACTTAAACCATCTTTAAAAGAGCCTACAAAAAAAGAGGCATATGAAAAACATATAAGAGAGGCAACTGTAAAATCACAAAACAAAACTAATACTAGTGTTTTTCGTGACATAATTGATGCCATCATTGATACAATCAAAGACAAATTGAGAATAAAATGAGTGACAGAATTGATCTTTGTTACTTGCCTACAAATGGTTTGTGCAAAATTAATGAGATTTTAGACGATAGTTTTTTTCCTAAAGAAAAAGAAAACATAATTACTCAAGAACTCATTACATACGAAAGAACCAAAATAGGTATAAAGAAAACTACGTTTAAAAGAAACTTTACAAGTAAAAGCCATTACGACAGTACTACAACTGAAATTTTTAGTTGGAGCAAGTAAATGGAAAATGCACTTGAAAAAAAAAGAGGTACTTACTTGGGTTTTTTTAAAGAGGGAATAGTGGATGCTTTCTTTAATAAGAATTTATACGAGGAAAAGAAAAGTTCTTACTATTACAAATTGGGATATCAATTTGGTTCATTTTTAGAAGTTAAATTAAAAGAAAGAGAGGAAGAAAATGAAAGATGAAGTGCCGGATAAGGTTAAGGAAACCTTAAAAGAAATTGGAATGACAGCACAACAAGCCGGTTGGAATTGTCATGGAACTTATGTACTTTTACATAAAGCATTGGAAAAGGTCGCTGTTCACAAAAAAATTACATTTAAAGAACCAACTGTTTTGGAGAGTAATTCTGAAAAGAAGATTGTCAGTTTACTTGTTACCGGCAGTATGGGAGATAGTTCAGAATGGTCTATAGGAGAGGCATCTCCATCAAATAACAAAAACAGTTATCCATATGCTATGGCTGAAAAAAGAGCCAAAGATCGTGTGATATTAAAGTTAGTTGGTCTTCATGGAGATGTCTATGCAGAAGATGAGGCTGATGCTTTTAAAGAAGAAAGACCGGATGAAATTAAAGGTGGCACTATAGATAATGGATCTGAGAAAATAAAAGAAGATCCACCTAAAGAGACTATGGAAATAAAAGAGGTTAAATCCGGCAAAGTAGAAAATGTTAATTTAAAAGAAGATGTTGCTAACATAAAGCAAGTGTTCTTAACATTTATGCCGGAAGACAGCATTGAGGAACTGCGTAGATTTAAAAATTCTAATGCAGAGGCTCTAAAGACGTTGAAAGAACTAGATGCTATGGCATTTGGGGAAGTATCAACAGCCTTTATTGCAAGGGCAGACAAAATCAAATCCAAACAACAAGGAGAATAAAATGGAAAATGATTACCCACCAAGTGGCACTCTATTTGAGGCTAAAGTTAGAAAAACAGATAGGTCTCCGGATTATACCGGTCAATTAGAATTACCACCGGAAGTAGTGGAAGACCTATCAAAGCAAATTAAAAATGGAAATCAAAAACCTAAATTAAGTTTAATAGGTTGGAAAAAGATAAGTGGTAAAAGTGGAAAGCCATTTTTAAGTTTAAGGGGAAATATTTTTGAGATTTACAATCCTAATGATCAAAATCAATCTTCTCAAAACAAGCCAAGCACATCAAGCGATCACGATGCATTAGCTGATATAACATTCTAAGGGAGATTTAAATGGAAGAAGTTAAAGCAAATACAGATAATCTAGGTGTTCCTAGTGTAAATTTCGAGGCTGTCAAAACATCTATGATGCAAGATAAAAATGGAACAAATATTAGGCTGACAATACATCCTAATGATGTGCCACCACAGTTGCATAAAGATTGGGTTGGCTCTAGATACATGGTTGTTATGGTAAAATTAAATGAAGATGGCACTCCGGAAAAAGGGGATATCAATGTCACGAATGAAGTTTAATGATGATGCTGTAGAAAATAACGAGTATGTAACTATTGAGGGATTGTCTAAGATGCTTAATGTATCAAGACAATCTATAGTTAAAGTAATAAACGATACGGAACGTAATTTCCCAAAACCTTTCCCTTTAATGAAATCTGAAAAACGAGAAAAGAATATTTGGAGTAAAAAGGAAATTAAAGAATGGCTTGAGGAACAACGAAACCAAAAAGTTACGTAAAGTTATGACTAGGGCAAAGTACGAGACGCTAGAAAACCTCACAGAAGAAAAAAATATATTAGGATACATCTCACAAAAGTGGGATGTATCTTGTTCTAAGATGCCAATATCATACAAATTAGATTATGCCATGTACAGAAATGAAGAGTTAGTAGGCTTTGCTGAAGTTAAGTCTCGCACTCATGCCTTCAGGACATTTGACACATACATAATTTCTTTATCAAAAGTAATGTCAGCTAGAAGATTAGCATCTGTCACTAGCACTAAATCATTGCTGATTGTAAATTGGAGTAACTTAATAGGTTGGATTGATTTTTTCTCTGACTTCTCTGTTCGACAGGGTGGTAGGTCAGATAGAAATGATTGGCAAGATCAAGAGCCAATGTGTCATTTTGATATTAATGATTTTAAACTAATTTCGGACTCTGTTTTACCGGCAGCCGAAATAAAGGAGAGAGAATAATGAAATTATACGATGAATACAAAGAAGCATTTATAGGCACTACTATAAGTGCTTTCAGTAGAAATCAAGTGGCATTATATGACTATGATAAATGCATAATGATACTGATGCATGACAATAAATGGAGTGAGGAAGAGGCTGTGGAGTGGTTTGATTTTAATACCATAGGTGCATGGGTTGGCGATGACACTCCAATATTCATCAATCAACATAAGATTAGCGATATAGAGGAGTATCTAGATGAAGAATGACAATGTAAACAGACCTAATCATTATAGAAAAGGTAAGGTTGAATGTATCGATGCTATCAAGTCTGCTACGGGAGTAGGTTATGAGTATTATTTGCAAGGAAATATTCTCAAGTATGTTTGGAGGCATAAACATAAAAATGGATTAGAAGATCTTTTAAAAGCAGAATGGTATCTCAAAGAACTAATAAAAGTAAAAAAGAAAAAGTAAAGCTGTATTTGATGCCACCGGGGTCTGATTCGACTAGACTAAAACTTTACGTAAACTTTTTGTCTAGCATAGATTAATAACACCACTCAAATCAATAACGTAGCTGTAGGCACTACTATCATGCATCGTGTGCAGATCTATCTTTCTTTAAGACCTACTTCCCTCATAAGCACTACCCCTTTTCTCATAAGCTCTTGGATCTTTTCAGTTCTAAGTCTTATGAGCTTTCTCCTAGTATCATCCGGTATTCTAAGGTTTCTTTCTAATTCTCTTATTTGCCTTAACATTCTATTCCTAGCATTGTCTATAGCTTTAAATCTTCCATATATCTTCAGTTCATCATCGTATCTAGCACGAAGTCTTCTTATATCTTCTATATCGCCTCTTCTGTTTGCCAAATCTAGTCTAGCAAATATAGTAAACAATCCTTTTCTATTTTCTAAATAAGTTTGTGTGTCTACTCTTTCAGACGGCTGGGCAATAACCTTACGTAAAAAAGGTATTCTTGATTCAATGTTACCATCAAAATCTCCTTTTATAACATCCGGTATAACTCCAAAAGCTAAGTTTCCAAATCTATTAACTGTAGCACCGGCTCCACCTATTGCGAACTCAATCCAATATTCAATAACATCCGGAGACCAATCAACTATTCCACTTTCAACTTCATCTCCACCGGTAAGACTGTTTAACTGATCTACTATAAACTTAGGTATGGCTCCGGTATTGCCCCAGTACTGTTGACTGTCCGGTCTAGGCGAAGATGCGTACATAGGACTTTCTTTGTATATAGGATCTCCTCTATAGTTTTTGTTTACAAATAATTCTATAAAAGGATCTAAAAATGTAGGTAAAGCGTATGTCTCCCAATTTTCTATAGCACCAAATGGACTTAATGTTTCCATTGTTGTGTTGAATATAGAGCCACTTGCTTGACCAAATGTATACTCACCACGAGTGTAGCGACTTAATGACCTGCCTAAGTTAACAGCCATATTTAATCCATAAGCCAATGGTATCTTAATAAATTTCTTGTCTGACAATCCCATGCTTGGGAATATCAAATTATGCTCTAATGAGTAATCGTCTAGATCATCATATTGCTTTATGCCATTATCATCTTCATCATCGCTAACCATTGCCATAAGTTGATCTTGAAGCAATCCATAAGCAACCATACCTAGCCATAGTTTTCTAACTCTAGGAGACCTTCTAGCCGCCATGAGCAGAGCCATACTTCCTTGTAATGAAGCATTGTAAAACAAATACAATGAATTCATTGCAACTTTGTCTTCTCCACCTTTTGCAAAGTTTACTGTTACATCTCTCGCTGCTTCAGCAGCCCGTGCATCAGAGAAACCTCTTTTTTTCAAAGCTGTGAACGTAGCGACACGAACACCATTTTCAACTGCTGTGTTATAATCATCTAAAAACTGTAATAATTTTCTAAATCCTACCTTATGCAGTCCTTGATTTTGTGTTCCACCAATGTCATTTAACAGCTTACCCATATTTTCCATCTGGTCTTGTACACTAGCCATCATATTTGTAGCGTTTTTTCCACCTGCTTTAACAAACTTCAAATACTCTTGTGACCAAAAACTATCTGTATTTTCAGTTCTTAAAACATTTCTTATACCTAGTATAGCTTTGCCTGTTGATAACCCTATCTCTTTTGTAATACCCTCTAAATCATATTGTTGGGCGTTAACAAGAGCAGTTTCCAAATCTTTTGCTAAGTTAGGTAACACGAAAGCTGGGTTATACGTTGTGTTAACATTTGAAAGCCATTTGTTTAATTTACCTAACATTCTAATAAATGTGCCATTAGTTTGTGGATCTGAATGTAATTTTAATGATCGGGCTATCGATGAACTGTAAATGTTTACGTAAACTTCTTGTCCATTTTCTTTTACTGCAAATTGATTGGGATTCATTGGATCTTTAGTGGCAATGTATGCAATATTTTTAGACATATCTGATGCCAACTGATCGTTTATAGCGACAGTTCCATCTTGACTTTCGTTTTCACCTCTTATTAATTTTAAAAAAGATACACCTACTTTGTTTCTTTCACCTCTATCAATGGCCCTCTGGTTCTGTGCTATAGCAGATGCTAATATGTTCTCTGCATATTTAGTTCCTCTACCCTTTGCACTTCTATCCTCATTGCCCATAGCTCCAAATAGATTAACTGTTTTTCTTTGTCTGTTTAATCTGTCGTCAGTAGCTTCATCAACTGCATCCATATCACCTCTAAGTGGGACATAATTTTTATACTCTACTCTTTTATCATATGTTTCTTGTGTAATTAAACCTGACTCAAGCCTTTTAGCATTTGTGCTTTCTATTAAATTTTTTGTAAGATTAACTATATTATTAAATATAGTTTTATTTTCTGCATTTAATCCATCAAACCATTGCAATATTGCTGTAGCTTCTGCATTAGACATACCTGAACCAAGTGGTCTTTTATGATCTTGTATAATCTTTTTATTACGCTCTTTAGCGTGTCTAGCGTATAATAATACATCCGTTAATACTAAATTGTTATCCACACCAAGCTCTAAAGCAGTTTTTACAAAACCTTCTTGTCCTGTTTCTTGCGCAGCGGCTTGTGATAGAGAGGATAAATTATTTAATTGATCGTCAGTAATATTAATCTTTTTAACTTCTTCTAGTATTGGCTTTACTATAGTTTCTTCTAAGTCAGTTAATTGTGCGCCTGTAGTTCCATGTGAGTTTTTTTCTTGTAAATACGTATCAGCAACATCAGATATGTTATATCCTTTGTCTCTAAGCGTATCCATCAT